TATTCATCAACGATAAAAGTTAAATTTAAATTTTCGTATTCTAACTTATCACCAGTAATAGGAATATTTTTAAATGGTGTTGGTTGTTGAATAATGCCCAAACTTATGCCAGGAAGATTTACAGCAGTCCCAAAGAACTCCACTTTTGGTAATTGGTGTATACCAAAACGAAATTGAGTCGGACTTGCGTAATCCAGTTTTGTTGGTTGCCTAGAAACTGGCGATTGTGATGTGGCCATTACATTATCCTATTGACTAAATCACTATGATTTTCAGTGGTTGATAACATTCCCCAGCTCTTGATCCAATTAGCAGTTCTCTCTAATTCATCCTCTGGTATAGGTGCTGGTTCGACCACTACAATTCTGCTCTCTCGTAAATCAGAAATATTTAAAGTAGCAATCTCAGGGTCTTTTTCTTTGTGGTAATCAATGAAGTATTGCAAATATTTTTTCTTATTCGCATTAATTCGGCGTACGGCTTCACATACAGCACGATTGAATTTAGAATAGGTTTCTGCATCTATTTTATCTGATGCAACTTCGGTTCCGTGATAGAAGGCGGTTGCAACTACTCTACAACCATTTTTTTCTGCAAGTGTTAGATATGGTTCTGTCAGAGTTGTTGCTTCTACCATGCCAGACATCATCGCATCATATCGGTGCCGTGATCCATTCGGTGCGCTGCAAACATTTATCTGATCTCTTTCTAGAAATCCTTCAAGCATGTGCAGTGCAAGGTAGTGTGTGCCAAAATAAAATGGAACACCTACCAGTTTACCAGCCAACTGCTGGGGTGTGTATACTTCGGATTCTGGTCTTACTACAAGTCCAGCAAATGATACAATTGATCTGCGTCCTATCTGTCTGCCACTCTCTACTTCAGAATCTTGAACTCGACAATAGTTGCCCCACTCGCAAGCATTGTACATGTCTGCTTGACCTTGCTCAAACAATTTGCCATGACTAGAATGAGGGTCTACTTCACTAGGGTCTTTAATATCTATTGCAGTGGGTTTTATAATTTCTACATTATTTTCTGTAGGATCACGATCTACCCAATTAATTTCTAGGCCCTCTAACGAAAAAAGGCCTTCCTCATAAGCAACTAGTTCTGCTAGTCCTTGGAATGGTGCTGTTGTTTCTAAGTTTAATATTTTCATATTATTATTTATATGACATGAGTATTGCCATCCTCATATATAATCCATTTTTCATTTGTTCAAAATATTTTGCTCTAGGATCATCATCAAACCATTTCGGTATTTCATTATTACGAGGAAATGGATGCATCACTATACAATCCTCCGGCATTTGTTCAACATGCTCTTTCGTTAATTGATATGAACCTTTACTTCCTCTTTCCTTTTGAACTCTTGTAAGATAATAAACATCAGACTTTGGGAGCTTATCAAGATCATAGGTATCACAATAATTTACTTGACAATTCTTTAAAACCTTACTAAGAGAATGTACAGTTCTACCGTTAACTATATCACCCACAAATGTAATTGTCAAGTCTTTTATTCTTCCAAAATTTTCCTGTATGGTATACAGATCAAGAAGAGTTTGTGTTGGGTGTTCTCCCGTACCATCGCCCGCATTTATTATAGGAACTTCACTCACACTGGCTGCTATGTGTGCATCACCAGAGGTTCTAGACCTTAATACTATGATATCACTATAACATCCCATAGTGCGAATTGTATCCTCTAGATTTTCTCCTTTAGATACACTACTGTAATTTACGTCATTGATTGATATTACATTTCCACCAAGACGATACATTGCAGCTGCAAATGAAGATGAGGTTCTTGTTGATGGTTCGTAAAATAGGTTTGCTAGAATTTTGTCATGAAGATGATTTTTGAATTTATTCAGACCATGTTTAATATCTTGAACTCTATAGAATAAAATATCTATATCGTCTTGTACCAAATTTTCTATAGAGACTAAATGATCTACCATATTTTTCCTAAAAAAAGGGAGGTCCGAAGACCTCCCCAAGTTTACTACGCACTTTTCTTATTACTCTACTCTTACATAAGGTTGGTAACTTTAACCCTACGATACCAAGCATTGGTGTTCGCATCCAGTGACGCATCGGAGTTAACCGTGTCACCAGCAGCAACCGCACCGGCAGCAGCAAATGGGTTTGCAGCCATTCCGTAACGGGTTTTGAAACCAATCTTGGGCTGGAAGGAACTTTCACCAACCGCACGAACCATCTGTAGTGGCACGTATGGGCAGTAGAAGAAGCCAGCATCATAAGGCGATGTTCCTTTGTAACCACAAATATAGTACTGAGAAGCAGCTACGTTTGCACTGTAAGGATCAACATATACCTTATAACGACCATTCATCACACCAGCAAATGTGGTGGATGTGTCGTCTACGTTAAGATTGTTATTTAGGGCAGGTGTGTAATCAAGAACACCAGCCATCTGAAGGGCAGAAGCGACATCAGCAGAGCAGATGATCATGTTACCCTTGCCGCGACGAGTCTGCTGACCAATCGCATTGGCATCACGTTCAATGGCAAACATTAGACCCTTGAACTTTTCAACTGACCAACGACCATTTGAGTCGGTGTCCAGATCAAAGATACCAGCAGTTGTCGTATTAACCTGAGCACCAGCAACAGCGGTAACATACAGGGAACGAACAACTTCACGGTTGATTTCAGCAAGAATTTCAGAACTAAGAATATTCGCAAGTTCTGTTTCAGCGTCAAGACCGTGGATTGCTTTCAAGTCCTGAGCAAGTTCCATCGTGTACTCAGCTTTGAGGGCACGAGAAACCGCTGTAACTGTGGACTTTTCAATGCTGAACGCCATCTGTGCGAAAGCGTTTGTAGCACTGTCACCCAATGCTTCAGCCTGTGCTCGTGTCATACCTGTTGCACTTGTGTATGTACCAGCAGAAGGACTGTCATTGAGAACGGCAGGGTTGGTTTCGGTTGAACCGACATCACCACCACCGATTGTACCAGCAGCGTTCTGGTTAGAGAAGTCAGGTTGTGTTTCGTCCATAAGGGCTTCAGCACCGTCCTGAGAAGTGAACGAGGAACGCATCGCAAAGATCAGACCCGTTGGACCTGTCATTGGCTGCACACCGCAAACGTCATAAGCAATCAGGTTAGGCATCGCACGACGAACCAATGAGATCAAAATTGGGTCCCATGTATCCATCTGCCCACCAGACATTGCGTTGACGGGGGCTGCTTCTGAAAGGAAGTTCTGATCTTCTTTCAACGCAGCTTCTTGGTTTTCAAGAATGAGAGTGGTAACGGCCCGCTTATAAGAATCCTCAATCTTCGGAAGATCGGGGTGTTCTAGGACTGGCTGCCACTTTTCTTGTAGATGTTCTGTCTGAAACATTTGTTTCTCCTTTTTATTTACATCCGTTTTATTATATTACTGGGCACGTGCTTTGTTACGACTGATTGCCGACATATAAGCGCTCATTGCCTCAGTCGTATCAATGTCCTGTGCGGTGCCACCATCTTCATCACCAAATGTTTTAGTCGTTGTAGTCTTCGGGAAATAGCTTTCCTTCAGAGTGTTAAGTTTTTCTGTGAAGGACTCCTCATCAGTAAACTCAACGTCTTGTGTTAACGACTTAAACTTCTCAAACTCTGTGTCGGCCAAATCTGCGGAAACCTCAGCAATGACCTGTTCACGAACTAGTTTAGAATTCTCATCCTTAGCCTTGACGTTCTTATCAATGGCTTCGTTAAGTTTCTCTTCCAGTTCAGCAATCTTTTCGGATTGTGCTTCCAGAACGTCATACTTCTCGTCTGGAACATCAATGTAATGGTCTTCAAACAATTGTTTCAGGCCGGAAATAAAGTCTTCTGCAATCTCGCCTTTAAGTCCACGCTCGATTGCCAACTCATTTTCCTTGGTCCATTCTTCGACAACATAATTAAGATAAGTATCTACCTTGTCGGTCATTTCTTCTTTGAATGAAGTAAGTTTCTGGTTGTATTCATCGGAAACTTCATTTTCGATTCTTTCAACCTCTGGACGAATTTTAGATTTAACAGCTGCTTCAAAGATTGTAGATGCTTTCTCTTTGAACTCTTCAGACAGAGAGTCTTCAGAACCCATAAGAGCTTCTACATCTTCAGAAACATCGATTTCTTGAATACGAGCTTCAACTGCTTCTTTCTTTTCTTCATCAGTAGCAGCCTGTGCATCTTCTTCATCTTCTTCCTCGTCTTGCATAACTTGTGCGGCAAGGGCTTTAAGTTCATCGACCTTCATTATCTCCATCTTATCATGCATGGCTTTAAGAATTTCTTTTTTATCTTTCATATCAGCCATTTCTTTTTTGAGTTCATTAAGGTCTTCTTGATCTTCTTCTGTTTCGACTTGATCACCAGCAGCAAGCTTCTGAGTCTCGCCGGGTGTTGCTTCTCCAGAAGAACCTTGTTTCTTCTTTGGCTCTTCCTTTGCAGTCTTCTGCTGAGGATCGCCACTAACTTGTTTGGCCGCCGCCGCAACTTTCTTTGCAGGGGCATCTGCCTGATCAGGTTTAACTACAGGAGCACCAGTGTCTTGAACGGCACCACTCACCTTATCGTCAACCTTTTCACCTGTTTGTGCTGGGGCAGCACCTTTTTTCTGAGGGTCATTTGAAGCATCGGCTTCTTCAAGTTCTGCAAGAACTTCCGCTTCAAGCTCCTCTATCGTTTTGTCTAGTTCGGACATCGGGATTTCTCCTTTAGTTTATTATATTATTTATAAATTATAATTTCTTGAGGAACTTTGCAAACTCCAAAGCAACCTCGTTCACATTTATCTGACGTTGTTTCGCATCAAATTTCTTCTTTAAATCCGCAACATGAGCTTCTACAAGTGATCCATTATTCCAAACCCATTCCTTACCTTCCATAATCCCCTGCACAAATGCATTGGGGGCGGAAGGATCAGCAACGATATCAGCTGCTGTTGCAAGATAAAAATCATCTCTCACATAATTGGCGCCGTTTTTTTGTTCCAAACTTCCCATACCTCTAGAGGAAACACCGAGCTTTGCACCTTCATCCATGAGATTTTTAACTATTTTACCCATTGGTGTGTCCATTATTTTTGCTTCGCCAATAAAATTCTTGCCATCTGGTGTTAATGATGTAATCATATGTGATACTCTTTCAAGATTAACTGTAGGTCCGTCAGGATGCCCCAGTTCACCAAATGCCCGATTTTCGTTTATAAAATTCTTGTTGTATTTCACAACTTCTTTTGCAAGTACTTCTTGAGGATATACACGGCCGTTGCGATTTTTTACATCAGACTGCATGAAAACACCACGAATTTTGTAGTTCTTTCCACCTTTATCATTCTCTTCGACAATAAGTTCAGCGTCTTCCACTGCTTCCGAAATTAATTTTACCGTATTCATATCCTTATCCCTATGTTATGTTATCCCACCCAGATACTTTTCTCATTTTTAAGATAACTGTTCCGACACAAGCTGCGTCATTTTCAAAGTAAATGTCACCGTCTACGCCAGAACCAGCATTATTTGCAATAGCAGGTAAATGCTGTCCACCGGCATTGTAACTACCATTTGCATTTAAAGTAAAGGCTGTTACGTTTGTTGTTGCGTTCCATTCTATTTCTGTGGTTGAACTAACTGTCCACCAGCAAGAAACGATAGAAACTCTAGGGTCAGTTGCTGCCCCACCAAGAGCAGATACATCTACAATTTTTGTTGCAGTTCCGTTTGTTCCTGTAATTGTAGTTTTAGTAACAACTTCAAAATCAGAATCTACTAATGTTTGTGTTGCAAAGGCCATGACTTACTCCTAGATTGATAACATTTCTTTTTCAAAATAATTCATAAGTTCCTTCTCAGAAACCTTGAATTTTTTAGAGATTTCTTGCATAGTTTTCTCAAAAGTATTTAGGAAATCTGAAGGTTTAGAGTCCATTTTTTTGAAGATTTCGTCTACAGCTTTTCGCATTTTAGGCGATAATTGCTTATATTCTTTAGATTTTTTGTGCTCATCTTTCTCTAAAACCGTAGAATACACTCCATCAAATGTTTTACTCATCGGTTTCCTCTTGCGTTGGGGGCTGCGATACATATGCTCTAGACAATTCTATTCTTTTCTTTTCCAAAGCATCTGAAACTTTGCTAGACATAGCATTGGTAAATGCTTCTTCTGCTCCGATATTATCATCTTTCATTAATGTATCTACAAAATCTTTAGCTGTCATTATCTTCTCCGTTATCTGTTCCGAATTTTTGATCATCGGATTGTTTACCATCTTGTTCGGGGTCTTCATAGTCGGGCATTTCTTCTGGTGGTATCACCCCACCATCTCCATCTTGTGGATACCTCGTTATACCATCACCCTTATCTGGCATGACAATTCCACCGTCCATAGGATCGGTTTCAAGTTCTTTTGCGATTTGATCACGCATCTGATCAATCTCTGAGTCGTTCATGCGTAATACTTTCTTGAGAACGTATTCTTTACTAAAGAATGTTCCAACATATGACTGAATACTATCAAGAGTTTGAATACGATCATTAAGAAGTTCTGCTTCTTTAAGTTCTACAAAGTGACCATCTTGCAAGTAATCATACTGAATATGCTCTTGCATCAATTCCCAATCATCAGGAGCTATAATTCCTTTTAGCAATAATTGGGTTTTGAGAAGGTCTGTAAACAGGGGGTTAAACTTCTTGCGAATACGTTGTACAAATTTACTAAATTTAAGCTCGTCACGGGTGATTTCCGTAGATCGGCCTAAACTGAAATTGTTTTCTGCTTCTAAACGAGAGATTGGAACATTCAATGATCGATACAATTTCTTTTGGAAATATTGTATATCATCTATCTCCCCCAGATTAGAACCGCCGGGAAGTGTCGTAATCTCTGTACCTCGACCACCTTCTCTTCGGGGAAGCCAAAAATCTTCAAGCATCGACATATGATTTCGGTCATCCCGAATCTCTCCTGTATTTGCATCGTAGACCAACTTGTTACGATAACGATTCATTACATCTTTTAGATATTGTTCTGCTTTTATCTTAGGCAGATTACCA